CTTCTGAGCCTCAAGCTGCTGATCCATTTGCATTTTCTGCGACTCAATCTGCATGCGGCCTTGGTCAATCGCAGCGCGCTGCTGCATCTCCTGACCCTTCATCTGCATGTTCATCTGCGCGATCTGCATGCTGTTGTCCGGCGGCATCGGCGGCTGCGGCTTGAACTGCTCGGCAGCCTGCGTGATGGTCGCAAGTTCCTGACCGAACCCACCAAGCTGCTGCTCAATCAGTTGCTGGACCTGAAGGATTAGCTTGACCTGCTGCTCGGCGTCAGCCTCAATCAGACCCTCACGCTCTGCCTTGTCCACGGCATTGTGCGACTCGACGAGGTAGTAGTTCAGCAGGTGATCCTTCAGGTGCTGCGCCATTGCGTAGAGCGAGGCCTGCATGATCGGTGGGTTGCCGCCAAGCAGCGGCGACTTCAGGAACGCCATGTGCGTCATGATGTGGGCCAAGTGATCTTGACGCGGCAGCACATAGAGCGGCCTGCCCATCGCAGCCGCCACGTTCTCGCTGACCGGGTCCATATCCTGCTCGGTCAACAGCGGCTGCAGGACTTCCTCTCCCGGCACCTTCAGGGTGCGCAGGAACATCTCCTCGACCTTACGCTGGTCGTAGAGCTGCGGCATCATGGCCGCCCGCTGCATGATGGCCTGAATCTGGGCGAAGCGCTGCGTCTCGCTGAAGATCGCGGGATCGCTGACCGGCACGACATCCGACGGGCCGTCGAAGTCTGACGGGTCGATCTCAAGGCCCGATTCCTGCGCTGCGATGTCTTCCTCGGTCAGGTATGCCGAGTTGATGCGGTGCAGGATTTTGAAGCAGCGTGCCATGGCGCTGTGCAGGCGCGAGTGGATGCTGCTGAACACCACCATGCCCTGCTCAATCAGCGCCATGGTGGTGCCGACGGGCTGGTTGGGGTTCTGGTCAGACAGCTTCTCGAACGATGTCTGCACCACGCCCTTGCCCGCATCCACCAAAAAGCCCAGAAGCTGGAACAGCACTGGGCTCGGCGGGTTGAACGGCATCGGCATGGCGAGCTTGCGCACGTCGTCGATCAGCGCGCCGCCCTCCATCTCGACAACCTCGGTCGGCTGCAGGTTGATGGTCTGGCCGTTGGGGCCGCCCTTCAGCTTCAGCAGCGTGGGTATGTTCTGGATGTGGGCGCTGTCAAGCAGGGCGCGCAGGGCACCCGTCGCGGCACCGCTCAGGCCGCCGATCATGTGCGTCAGGCCGATGGGGTAAGCCCCGCGCCACGGCACGAACGGGAACTCGACGATCCAGTCCAGCTCCTTGCGGTAGCTGTCCTCGGCCTCCCAGTTGCGGTAGAGCGAGAGGGCTTGGCCGCTCGACTTGTCGATGCTCAGGATGTACGGGCTCAGGTCTTCTTCGTCGAACGACAGATACGTGTAGACCTCGAAGATCGTGCGCAGGCCGTCCTCGTTGTAGCTGGAATCCTTGCGTCCCTCGATCTTGTCGTTGGCTTGGCTCGCCTTGCTGAAGTCCGGGTCTTCGGGCATGCCGACATCAACGTCGCGGTACATCCCCGACTTGACGCGCTTTTGGTACTCCATCTTGGTGATGTACTGGACGTGCGTCTTGCGCTCGGCGGTGTAGAAGTTCGTCGCGGCGAACGGCAGATAAACGTCATCGATCGGGATGAACTCGCTGGCCGGGCGGCGATGCTGCGGGTTCCACATGAACTTCATGTACTGACCGCCGCCGAGGGGGAGCTGCGTGCTCAGTTGCTCCAGCTCGCCACGGAACTCGGTCATCTGCTCGGTGGTCTGCCAGTTCATGAACTCAGCCTTGCGCTGAGCCTTCTCGACTTTGACCTTGTCCGACTCGCCGTAAATCTTGCTCTTCACCGGGCCAGAAGGCGGGAAGACCTCCTTCATGAAGCGCGCGGAGAAGTCCACGCAGGCTTCGACCAGCATCGGGTGTACGACTTTAGTCGCACCCGTAAACTGTGCGCCGCCCGGTGCATCATCGCCCAGTCCCGTACGACGCAAGCCTTCCTCGTAGAGTTTGTCGCGCTTTTCGCGGGCTTCCTTGTCGCGGTCGATCTTTTCAAGGAGATCATGCACAGCCGCCTTGAGCTCGCCGGGGTCAACCTCGTCGACGATGTTGGCGAAGTGCTCAAGGTTCTTGCGCTCGTCTTCCTCGTTCTCAAGGCGGATGATGGCGCCACCGTCCTCGGTGTCCTCGACCTCTGATGTCTCATCCATCAGCTCAACCATCTCGCCTTCGAGCCGGTCCTCGTTCTCGTCCATATCAGCCACGGTTGACCTCGCGAAGTTGGTTGATGATCCGGTCTACGGCAGAGGGATCGTATTTGACAGCGCCGCCAGCCGCAAACTCATTTTTGCCAGCCTTGCTGGCGCGGGCTTCGATTGCGTCCGGGTCGTACTGGGATGCGCCAAGGCCCGCAGCCACGCCTGCGCTCAGGTTGCGCAGGTGGGCAAACTTAGGGTCAAAGCGGGCGAAACGAGAACGAACGTCGGTAGGATTATAAGACGCGCGCACCGTATCACCAGACAATTCAGGCCCCGCCACGCCAGAGTAACCGATCTCAGAAAGGACGTTTGACACGTCGCTTGGTCCGAATGCTTTTCGCAGGTTCTGGAGTGCCCAATGGCGCGGTTGCATTGGGTCAAGCAGGACGCTGTTGCCATTGATGTCGCTCACATGGATCGCCCCTGACGACATTCGCTGCACTGAGAAGGCTGGGTCAGCCGCATATGATGATGCAATCTTTTTCGCAGCATCGCCAAGCGGCTCACCAAGTTTGAATGCCTTTGGCTCTCTCACAGAAAGCGGCATAATGTTACCGCCCTCTATGTACTCTTTCGACACTTCAGTGCCCGGCGTTTTTTTGCGAGGCACATATCTGTCAGCGCGGCTAGTGTTAGTGCTGGTGTAAAAGCCAGAACCCAGCAAATCCTGACCATTCCCGAAAAACGAGGGATCAACGGCGGAAATGTCAGACCCAGTGCCGTGATATGCGTCCAAAAATCCTCTGGCCTTCGCGCGGGCCATTCGGCTCGCATAGTCCATAGGCAGCGGTGTGTTCATGTACATGTACTGATCGTCAGCTGCAGCCATCATCGGCTCAGTGACATCTTTGGCGCGGCCCTGAGCGCGAAGCTCAAGTATGTCGCGCGCCATCGCCTCGGCTTCGTTGCGCGGAACGGGAAGGCCGCGACCCGCACCCCGCAGCGCTCCGCTCTCATCCACCGCGTACTTCCGCGCCATGTTGGCGATCTCTTGCGTCGCAGGCGCGCCACCCGTCAACGCCTCAACGACCGCAGCCGCCGCCGGTGTGCCAACCCGCTTGGCAACAGCCGCAGGCCCGGCGACGCCAGCCACGCCAGAGAGCATGTCGCCCAAGGCGGCCAAGCGGTCGTACCCAGACGCATCCGCAGACGTCAGGCGAGACCCGGCTCGCATCGCTTCACCGATCGCCTCAACAGGGTTGAGGTACTTGTTGACCAAGGCCAACCGATCTCCGACGCCGCCGACGTTCATCAGGCTCGGGTCTTGCGCAGGCACCGCGTCGGGGCTGCGCTCCTGAGCCATCAGCTCCAAGTCGCGCAACAAAATTGCGCGCTGGAGCTCGTCATCAGCGTTGACGGAGCCGCCTTCGGCGTACTTCTGGTCAAGCTCCTCAATTGAGCCAGCCTCGGCAGGGGCAGACTGCGCAGCCAAAACGCTGGCACCGATCGGCAGAACAAGAGGCGCACGGTTCATAATGAAATCGCGCAGCATCTCCTCGCGCGTCAGGCCACGCTCTCCGGCGCGCTTGTCCAAAGTTCGACGGAACAGCTCCATCGCCGTGCCTTGGCTTTCGTCGGCGAGGCCCGTGATGTCGCCCGCACCCATCCACAGGTTGGCTTGGAACTGGGCAGGCGTCATGTCGTATTTGGTCGCCAAGCGCTGAGCCATCTCTTCCAAGGCCGCGTACTCTGTCGCGCTCGGGGTGTCAGACCACGCTGTCGGAAGACCCTGCAGCGGGCTCGCGTCGGTGATGACCCCGTCCTTGGCAGCCTTGGCGAGGTTAATCTGCACCGTCGGCTTGCCTTTGACATCCCGCGTCAGAATGTACGGCTCAATCGCATCGCCGTAGGCCTTGCGCAATGTGTCCAGCATCTCGACGCTGCCGCCAGCCTGCTCCGACAAGAAGTCTGGGCTGCCGTCAGCCATCGCCAGCATCCGCATGAAGTGCTTGTCGGCGGCGATGTTTTTGGTGTCACCCAGCAGGCTGTTGGCGAAACCCTTGACCTTTGGGTTGGCCTGCAGCCACTTGGTCAGCTCGGCTCCCTTCAACCCCTCTGGGGTGATGCGGACCCACTGCCCCTCCAACTGATTGAGCACGTTTGCCGCGTGATTGCCCTGCATGACGTGGCCGTAATTGTACGAGCCGGGCCCCTTCTCGGGCGGCATGTTGGGCACGTCAATCCCCAGCTTGCGGGCAGCGGCGGCTGGCGTAATGCCGCCACCCTTGACGACCTCTGCCACCCTCAATCTGTCTGCGGGTGCAAGCGCATTGTAGAAGGATGCGTTGCGAAGGTTGTCTGGCACGGCAGACCCAGTCGACGTTGCGCCGATGAGGTCAACGAACTCGCGCCAGCGCTTGTCGCCCTCGTCGTTGCCTAAGGTTCCGACGAACCAGTCGCGCATCTCTTCGGTGTTGTACCAGTCGCTGCCCTTAAGCCGCACGCCGCGCTCAATGTAGTTGTCGAACATGGCGTTGATCGGGTTTTCCGGGTCATCCGTCGCCGCAATCAGGCGACGCATGCGCTCAGGCACCTTCTTCGGCGTGTACCGGGTGAAGGAGCCGCCAGAGCGATCTGGGGCCGCACCGCGATAACGAGGGTCACTGCCGGGCGGCAGGTTGACCGAGCCGATAGGATTAGTTGCCATTGAGGGGCCGCCATTGTCGCCGATGCCGCGACCGCTGTCGAACGGGGCGCGCGGCACCGAGACACCGCCATACTCATCGACGGCATACTT